AGCGCCGTCAGATCGTCACTCAGTCCTGGACGATATCCTCGCCATCCATTTCATCCTCGCCATCAAGGGCCTCGGTTCCGCCGAATACATGCTGCCCCAGGGCAATGATGATGATCCCGGCGTGTTGCTCCACCAGGTCTCGCCAGTCTTCCCGATAATGGGGAGACTGCCGGTCGCTGGAAATGGGGACGGTTTCGCCGGTCGCGTTGGGCGCTCCGAAATCCCCCTCCCGAATGCCGAGAAGGATTTTCTTGCCGTATTTTTCGGCCGCTTCGGAATGCCTGAAAATGACCTTGTTTCGTTTTCGCTGCACGGCTTCGGACTGGTATTGATGGGCCTCTTTCGTGGTGGGTTCACGGTAGAAAAGACCTACCTCCTCGCCGCTGGGGGTTGCGATGACGACCATTTTCTTTTTTTCCTTCAGTGTAAACATGACAAACTCCTTTGGTGTATGGGTTGATGTAAGGGTTTTTTTAATGGTTGAAGCAAAGGCGTGAGGGTTTGAGGTGCAAAGCCCGAAGACCTCGCACCCCAACCCTTACACCACCTGTTAGGCCGCGTAAGTAGCGACCAGGTTTTTAACGGTAACGCTCACGGACCCTTCGGAAGAATCCTCCAGAACGATGAAATCACCGGCCTCAGCCAATCGCTTCCCGTTCACGGATATGGGCGCGGAAAGGACGGCCACCTTCGGGAAATACAGGCCGACGGTGTACTTGTGCGGGTCGTCGAAAACAGCACCTTCCGCCAGGATCTGGACGGCAAAGGTATCGTTGTCATCAATGTGCTGTTGCAGGATATAGTCGCGGAATTCCCGGTTGAATTTCAGGGTTTGCGCCCGCCCATCCCGGAAACACCGGTCCGCATAGCTGCCCGATCCGCCCACGCACATTTCCGGTTGCAGGTTGTTCTGGAGGCTGTATTCGATGGACTCGATCTCGCAGGCAAATTCCCGGCCCACTTCGTATCCGGAGGCGGCGGAATATACACCACCCAACTTGACGGTCAAATCCGTTGCCCGCAGCGGCGTTTCAGTAACCCGGCTCGGGAAGGTTCCCCATGCTGCCTCGGTGGGGATGTAGAGGACCTTGAAAATGACATCGTTAATATCAACGGCGTTTAGGGCCTCGATGGTGATCACGGCCGGGGTCGCTGCTGAAACGGCGGTATAAGCAACATCCGTCCATTCCCCGCTGGCAAGTTGAGCACGAATGCGCTGCACGTTCTGTAAACGCTCCGCAGCCGTTGAACCGGCGACCGCATTGGCTGCCAGGGTCAGGGACGTGCTGAGCGCAAAGGGATCCGCGCCGGGCGTTACGGTGATGCTCTCCTCGGTGATATTGTCGGAAACCTTGCCGGTCCCCTTGATGGTGCCGCTGCATTTGCACCAGCCATCCCTGGGGAATGATGCGCTGAACGAATCCACGAACATGGAGGCGAAAAGGCGCTTTAGAACCGTGTTGCCAAACCGCATCCCGGCGGTGAAACTGGGGTTGCTCCGGGCCGCATCCAGATCGCTTGCAATGGGCGTGATCAGGTGGGAATATCCGTCTCCGGCTGCCGACGTGGTTACCTGGCCCAGGGCGTAGGCCAGCAGAAAAGCGAAATGCTGGGGCTGGGCCTTCTCAAAGTTGAGCGTTGCCCCAGCCAGGGCGCCAAGATCCCGGACGGTATCGGGCTCCTCATAGCCGGTCAATTCATCGGCGTTGCTCTCGCGTTTGGGCTCCAGGTTGATAACATCACCCGCAGCCACCAGCATGGTGGTGTCGAGTGTCTGCTCCGTATTGATGGCGGTCTCCGCGTTGTTGGCCGATACCGCGATCAGATTGTGTTGGCCTCTCCAGGATCTCATTTGTTAGACCCTCCTTTCGTGGGCGCCTTCACGGATGCCTTTTTGTCATCCTCAGAGACGTCGTTTTTTTTGGCCGGAGCGGTAGAGGTTTTGACAACCTTCGGCGCTTCCGTTTTAACGGATTCGAACCGGCTTTTTTCGTTCTGGGGGATGTCCCTATAAGTCTCCCCGTGACGAAACTTTTTTCCGGCAAAAGGACCATCTACACAGTCGAATTCCGGACCATTTTTCTTTAGTTTGTAGGGCATGGCATTACTCCTGTTTTTCATAGGTTACGGTTATTGTTTTACGGGACAATGTTTCACGATCCCCGCCGAAAAGCTCGCTCGGTTCCGATGAATTGCAATACGCATCCTGAACACCCGAGATTGACAACAAATTATTGTTCAATGCCGATTCGATATCTTTTACGAGATCTATGAGGCCGCGGATTGTGGTTCCGCTGCCTACCAGACTTAATTCATCATTTGCCATTGTGACCCATGCGGAGATGTAAACGGTATATTCATACTCGTTACAATCCCCCATCAACGGTGTGCTCAAAATGGGACCATCTTTGATGGTGATGCACGGAAAAGATGTTCCGTTCGGGATATAATCCAGATGGGGCACCACTACGATGTCCGCATCGGCCACATAGGTGATGGCGGCTCGAAGGGCGGTCTTTATGGCGGTGAGTATGGCATCCATTAGATTCTCGCTCTCATGCGCCGGGTGCGATAGTGCACTGCAAAATCCATGGCCGCCATGAAGTACGGGAAGAATTCCACGACTTCATAGGTCGTTTCCACATCCCCCAACCACTCCCCGGTGGATAGGGAGACGCCTTCAATGATGGTTTTTACTTTATCCCTAAACTCATCCAGCTTTGAAATGCCCTCAAGTTCTGTGACTCGCGTTTTGGTTGTGGTCAAAAGGTCATCGTCTGGAATTCCGCACGAAAGCCCGATATTGCAGACCTGGCCACCATCCCCATCCTTTCTGGAAATAGGGAAAACATGAACCAGGGGGCGGTCGATCGCCGGTGGTTTGCGGGTGTCGATGCCGACGTAAACCCCGTGGGCGTAGGTGTAATTTGTGACGCACCATGCGGATAGGGCGCTGTCATCATGAACGGCATCCCGAAAGGCGTGAATGATGGTGATCATGTTCATATTCTTTCCCCCGCCATCTTTCGGTGGAAATTGACGATGATGTTTTGCTCTGCCTGGGTCTTGTTGGCTTCCCAGAAGGGCTGCATTTCCGGCCTTGGTGGTATCATCATGCTTTTTCTTCCAGTGGTGCGCCGTAAAAAGAAGAATTTAGCATCTGGATCTCCTGACTTTTTTAAACGCCCGCCAATTCTAGCCATTCGCTGCCCGAGTAATGTTCTAGATCCGCTATAAAGAACAGCAGATGCGCCGCCGGTCTGGTGCAAATCAACCAGTTGTTTCCAAGAACGCGTTTCCATTTTCGGGTTGACAAAGCCAATATCAAAACTCATTTGCCCACCATCTTTTTTGGTTTTGTAACGGACGAGATGCGCAAAAGATGATAGAGGGTTCGTGTTTTTTCGTTTCCTGCCTGTTTTGGTCCGTGTGGCAATCTTAGATAGCGGGCTTAATTTTTTTCCCCCAGGGCTTCCTTCTTGGACATTTTTCTTAAACTCTTGCGACAGGCGGTACACCTCCACCTTCACGGCGGTCTGGTAAGCCTTGATGCGCTTCTTATCGTAGGCATCCAGGTCGCGCTGGAGGGCTTTTACTCTGGCTGTGAAGTTTACTCCCATTACAATATGGGCCTTTCATCCCGGTAGAGGGGGAGCTTCCAGGTGTACCCATCCCCTTCGTGTTTGTCTTCCGGCCCCACGCGCCAGGTGTCGCTGCCGATGACCACGGTGTCGCGGTAGGCAGGGACGGGCACATCGGCGGTTTTGACCCACAACACTTTTTGCCGGGTAACGACAGCGGAATCGTTGTCCATGATGTCGCCGTAGTCTACCACGGCAGCGACGGCGTTGCCGTTGTAGGTGACTGCGGAGGCGTGCTCATCCGCGTTGAAAAACACGGATGAAACATCGCTTTCCGCTATTTCCTTAAAGGTCGCCATATTACTCCATGGTAACCAGGCAAGCGTTCTGCCAGTAGCCATAGCCAACATTCCGCCATGTGTCGATGCCGTACTGATGGGTCAAGGGAATCAACTTTGAAGGACTTCGCGACGCAGGTTCCATTCTTGAACAGGCACGATTTTACAACAACGAGCTGGCCGATGAGCTTGTTTTTCTT